TTTTAGCTTTGATACTGTCTTTTTTGCAACATTATTTACGCATTCCTTCGTTGTCTCAGTGCATTGTTTTCCATAGTCTTCAACAAGGCGATTTATTTCTGCTGCCAGATCATCAATTCTGATACTATCCGCCATTGTCGCCCCTCCTGTCTTTATACAACTGTACGATTTTTTCCAGTGACAGATATATTGCAGGTGGTGCAGCGTCAAATTTCTCCTGAATCTGCACTATTTTGTACATTGCCGGATTATGTTCATTGATAATCTCATCTCTCTCAAAATCGAATGGATCCCAGAGCCAGCCGCTTTGTGAATCAATGATAACAATGTCAAGAGCTTCAATATCTTCCCTGTTCAGCACTGCTGCCGGAATACTTAACAATTTTGTTATTTTATTTCCTGCTGTCTGTGCGTCAAAATATCGTCTCTCTCCGATTGTGCGATTTCCGAAACGAATGTCTTTGAGCTTGGTATCTACGATTACCCTGTCTTCTGTTTTGCAGATACTGAGTATCCCATCTGTAAACGTTTCAAACTGTTTACGCCTGGCTCTTGGCATATTCTTCCACCTTCTTTGCTATCTGCAGTCCAATGACCTCACTTTTGTAGTTTTCCCAAAACTGCTGCAACTCTCCGGAATATTCATACATTACAAGCTGAAAAAGGAGTGTTCTTTCCTGAGTATCTCCCAGGAAATCGCACTCCCCTATTTTTCCGGCTAATGATGCCATGCCTCTTTTTATCATTCCTTGGAGCTTTTCATCTCCTTTTGGATCGTCCCAGGTGATGTCCAGATAGTTTCTGACATCCTCCAGAAGTTTTGATAAATCATTTTCTGACATAGCACTCATTTTATCACTCCTTTGTTACAGTTACGGTGTATGTCTTTGTCTGTTCTCCGTCTGTAACTTTAACAGTTACGGCGTTGGCTCCAGTGTTCCATGTGATCTTTCCGCCGTTTGTTACTTTACTGGATCCTGCAGTAATTTCAATCGCTGCTGTTCCTGATTTCGGGAACGCTGTGATTGTGTTTGTTGCAGTTGTTGTTTTTGCTGTGTATGTGTTTGTGTCGCTGTCAAATTTCGGCGATAGAGTTAATCCTCCAATTCTCAGATCAGACAGCAGTGCATTATCTACATGTTCCTCCTGTTTGCTTACAACCTCGAAGCGAACCGGATGCAGATCTGTAATGTCAAGAACGACAAAAGCATTGTTGTCTAGTGCGAATCCGTGAGCATATAACTTGATAAGGTATACTCTTTCATCTTCCAGGAATCTGTATTCATCTGAATACTCAATCTTTCCGTTTTTGGACATTCCTACACCAAGGAAATACTTCCCGGCCATTCCGTATACTGCAGTTCCTTCTGTAACTGCTGCCGACTGAATGATTTCCAGAGGAATCGGAAGTGTTGAAACATATACGCCGTCCGGAGACATTGCGCGTGTTGCCGGAAGGATTCGCTTCCAGTAATCCACCGGATTTACGATCATAATCAGGTTATCTACTGTTCTCGCCTGTCCTTTGCTGTTTCTTGCCATGATAGATGTAACATTTCCAAGCTGGATCATATCAAGAGCTGTCATTTTAATAGTCTCTTTTTCCGGATATTCTCCAGACACAACGTTCACTCCGTCTCCTACCTGACGCGCCATTCCGATTGGCATATCTTTTCCGGTACCATTTACGATTCCATACTCAAGTCCATTTGCAAGAGCTTCTGTGAGCACCTGACGCACGTAGTTATCTAACCATGCAGGGCCTAAATCAAGCATAGCTTTTGAAACTGGCAGGAATGCGCTCAGTTTATCCTGTGTTACGTCTACTTCTTTGAATCCGGATGTCAGTTCTTCAATGATCTTACTGCTGAGTTTGCCCCATGCTGCTTTCTGCTCTCCGTTTGTGTTTAACATCATCCTTGTGAGTCCAGTTACAGTTGTTGCATTTAATTTTGACAGCAGTGGATGATTTGTTGTCAGTTCTTCAAATACAGAATCAATGATTGTCTCCGGGAAAACAGTCTCAATATTGTTGAGGGCCTGCTTTGGATCCGCGGATTTCATTGCTTCAATAACCTTTTCGTAATATTCTCTTTCTGCGCTGGTGAGCTGTCGAACACCTCTCTGTGCAAGTACATTCATGTCGTTCTGATTTACCAACTCTTTCGCCTGTTCCAGTACGTTCTGCTCAATTTCCTGGCAAAGCTCCATGAACGCTTCTGTAAACGCCTCTGAGTCATTTGCCGCAACTGCAGCATTCATTTTGTTGAGGATTTCCCCTCTTTTCAATGCAATAAAATCTCTGTTTTTCATTTTATTCTCCTTTTTTGAATCCCTGCAGGAATCCCTGCAATGTGTTGCTTGTCGGCTCTTTTGGATCCGCCGGTGGCTTCTGGCCATTCTGCATAATTTCCAGCTGTTCTCTAAATGACTTTGTGTCATTCATATGCTGTACAACTTCCTGGAGACGTTTCTGCATTCCTTCTCTGGTTGTATCGCTTTCCGGAGCATGTCCATAATCTTCTACCTTGTCGATCAGGCCGTACTGCAGACAATCATCCGGTGTCAGGAACGTTTCAGCAGTCATCATGTCCGCAAGCTGCTGCTCGTCCAGATTTGAACGTTCCAGGAAGATCTTGCGGTTGCTTGCTGTAAGCACGTCCAGATCGTCCGCTGTCTTTCTCAATTCCCTGGCGTTTCCGGATGTAGCAACCCATGGTTCGTGAATCAAAGCTGTCGTTCCTACACCCATAATTCTTTCGTCACACGCCTGCAGTATAACGAACGCAACAGAGTACGCAACGCCGTCCACGATTCCTTTTACATGGCTTCCGGACTGTTTTAAAAGGTTGTAAATTGTAACACCCTCTTTTACAGATCCGCCGTTGCTGTTAATATGCAGCTCGATTGTATGCTCTTCCGGAATTGCCGCCAGCTGATCGCGGAAATACTTCGCAGATGTCTCGCTTTCTGTGTATGACCATGTTTTCCAGTCAAATTCTCCGTATGCAGATACATCATCGTAAATGTAGAGCAGATGCGTCGCCGGATCTGCTGCCTGCTTAAAGCAGAAATTAGTTTTATTCTGTGTTTCTTCCATCTTCGGCACCTTCTTCACCTCCTTCTATATTCTGCAAAACATTTTGAACGGTTCCATAGTTCTTTGTGATAAAATGCTGATCCGCCCAGTCTTCGTTGATCTGTGGCTGTCCCAGTGCACGCAGGATCATGTTGATTGTATGCGTTCCGGACTGCACAAGCTTATCAATCTGAGTCGCATTGCTAAATAGGTCCACATGCTTAACATGTGAAGTATCAACCATGCATTTGCTGCCTTTCAGAACTGCTTTTCCGTAGCGCTTGCGATTGATTTCTGTTGCCAGGGATTCTGCAAGCGGATCCAGTGTAACAGTCAGCAATTCATCAATTGCCTTGCTGTTATCCTGTACATCTCCTTTCAAGATTGATGGCGGGATTCCAAATGCGCGTGCTGTAAAATCAAATATGTCGTCATACAGTGCCTTAATATCTCGTGTCGTTGTCTCATTGTAATTCTTTGTATTTTTCGTCTCAGTGAATGTATATCCCTCAAACAGCGGTAACACTGCATTTTCGCTTTCGAAAAATGTCTTGAAATACTCATTTAGCAGTTTCTCCAGGTCTTTGCTAAAGTTCTTTGAGTTCTGCGCTACTGTCGATATGTCCAGAGTCCCTTTTGATCCATGAGATTTCAAGAAATTCTTAGAACCATACTGGATCAGTTTTGAATAAGATCCATACAACCCCTGTAGCACTGTATTTACATTTTTCCAGTTCGGCTTTAAGTACATAACGTCTGCCGATCTGAATGCCCGCAAAAACGTATAATCGTCAACAGTAACCTGGCTGTATGTATTCCCATACAGAGCATTTCTGTTCGTGTAAAAAGAATCTGCCACGTAAATCTGTCCGTCTATACCCTCCACGATCAGAGCCTCATTGTTGCGAAACATCTTTTCAACCAGCTTGTCAAAAAACTGCTGCTTATTTTGATTTCGGTTCGGTTCAATATTCCAGACATAGTATTCGTCCCGGAATATCTCCTCGTTATTGAGAAATGTACGAATCTCGCATTTCGCAAGCAGTTTCGCAATAATCTGAATTGCCCTCTGAAAAGCAAGTTCTCTCAGATATATCTCTGCTACAATGTTTTCAATTGGACTGTCTGCAATTTCGAAACGCTCGATATTTTCAATTGACTGTTCGGGTTCTTTTTCTTCCTGATCTGGTTTCCCCCGGATCAGGTTTCGGAATGAAAACCCCATTTCTGCCTCACCCCCTTTCAATAAATCATTACGCCGATGTCTGGCAGCTCTGCAGCTGCTGCATACGGAATCATATCCTCTATGGTCATAGATGCAACAAGTGCCATGAATGGGTCTGTCTTTCTGCTTTTTGCTTCAATCTTCCCATACACATAATTTCCTATGTCTGCATCATCCTTTTTTCCTGGCTTTCTTCCGTACCGGACCATCTTTGTGTTGTTTGTTCCCCATCTGAGAACCGGATTGTCGCCCCAGATGAAATAATCATTTGCGAAGCAACTATCTATCACTGTTGCAACTCTCATAATGTCTGACGGTCTTACAAGTTTTAGATTTTTGTACGTTTTTGCATCGAATCCGATTTCTCTGAGTGCTCCTGCAAGCAGCGCATATCGAAAATCATCTATCGCGATACCCTTGATGCAATACTGTGTCATTGCAAGCTGGATATAATCAACAATTACTTCCGGATGTATTTCTACGTCGTCAACAATCGTCAACAAACCTCTTCTTTCCCACTCCGCAAGTGGCGCTTTTATTCGTGGAATATCTTTTGACTGTTTGCATAACCAGGAGTGATTGATGTCATACCGGTTATTTTCGTCTCTGAAATGCAAATTTACGGAAACAAAGTCCGTAATCTTTGAAAAGTCAATTCCACATGTGCAGATCCATCCATCCAAATCCGGTATTTCTCTGCTCGTGAGCTTAATTTTTTCGTATGAGCAGACTTTTATCTCAACCGTTCCAGATGGAATGTTCATTCGTTTTGTCATAAACGCAGAGAGGCGTTCCGGATGTGCAAGCCAATCCCGGTATTCTTTCCGAATTTCGCCCATAAGCGTCGGAAGATACGGCAGAGATGGGTTTGCTTTCTCCCAGTTCTTTTCGTCGTGTACTTCTTCCTTGCTGTCCAGGCGGCAGATAAACGGCAACAGGCCGTTATCCGGCATATCTCCGAAAAGGATCTCCTCTGCTGTTTCAAGAATATCGTCCAGGGGTCCCTCTCTTACGTCTCCCTGTGTTGTGTAATAGGACCGGCGCGGATGTGGTTTCTTTCCTAAACCGGTCGTGAATACCTCGATATTCTTGTAATCCTGGTACTGATGTATCTCGTTAAATACTACCAATCCCGAACGCATACCGTCTTTTCCAGACGGATTGTTCGTTCTTCCCAAAATCGCTGAATTTGTTTTTATACCAACAACTTTTTCAGAACTCCATTTGTAAAACTTTTTCAGTTTTTTGGTGTGCTCTGGCATTTCCAGAGCCTCAACCACGTCTTTTAACGGTCTCAGCGCCTGATCTTCATTATTTGCGCATATATCGACGTCATATGCGCGGATTCCGTTGTATGGACTTACCAGACAAGCAGCTTCCCAGGCGATCGTACCGTCTTTTCCGGCTCCTCGCCCCAACATACAAAACAGATCCGGCCAGCGCGGTGTTTTTGACACTCTCCAGTATGTACAATCATGTAGTCCTACTACAAAGATCTGCCAGGGAAACAGCGTTTCGAACGGGAAATACTTAGCGATCCCGATGTATTTCGTCAGCTGCTCGCTGTCTACATATATGTCTTCGGTTTCAAAACATTTTCGGACATGTGATACCAGCGCTTTAACATCCCTGGAAGACCTGATTTTCTCAGACTCGACAGCCTCCATGAACGTCTCAATACGTGGATCACAATTCTTCATCATCATCCCCCTTGATTGTTTCTTTTGTTGTCAATTCCAGTTTGTCCAGTATCATAAGCATCTGTTTGTTGACAGCAACAAGATCTTTAACAGATTGATTCTGTTTCACAATCTGTGCCTTTCCGCTTGCGGACATGGTTTCGTACGTCACTCCACGCTTTTTGATATCGGCTTTCAACTTCTTTTTGACATCATAGAGGGTCATATAGTCGTCTAAAAGGTCATTAAATACAGATATATCTGCCTGCTTTTTTCGCAATTGCTCTTTTAAGCTTTCTAATATATCCGCTTTTTTTTCGGCCATTTTTTCACCCCTATTTTTTTATTTTTTCATCATGTGCGACCTTTCGCAGATTTGTCGAGGCCACCCACCGGTCTCCGGCCGGCCGCCAAAAATCGCAAATTTTTCGACCGGGGGTATCAGTCCCAGCGTTCCTCTGTCAGCGGTTCCTGCTTCTGTGGTTTTCTGTAACCATGCACTGCTTCATGGCACTCATGGCAAAGGCTTATAAGGTTTCTTTTCTTCACTCCATGCCACTCATACCATATGTCCAGAGCCATCTCAGGATGTCTCTTCACGTAGTTTACATGGTGTACTGTCGTGGCTGCTGTGTATCTGTGATGTTCTCTGCACCTCTGGCATTCATTGTGATCCATCTTCAACACCTGCTGCCTGACCTGCTTCCACCTGGTCCACACATAGAACCTGTGTATGTCGTTCGCTACGCACCAGCGCACGAACTCTGTTTCCTGTTGCGTCATATTCCTCCTAACTCAAAAGAGGACCTGCATATAGCAAGCCCTCTCTCGTGGGGAACGATTATTCTGTGGCTTTCCTGAATACCACGTTATCAATATATCATTTATTTTGTCCTTCGAGTACCGCATTACAGATACTCCTTTATCTTGTCTTTGTTATTGTTTCTCAGTTGTGCCTGGTACTTCTGTATTGTTTTCTGGAAGTTCTCCATACTCTTTCTGTATGCTTCTACTTTCGCAATGTTTTCTTTCCCGAACATACGGCGGTATCTTGCCTGCATGTTCCTGATCCGAATCAACATTCCTTTCGTCTTGTTATCCTTTAGCAGTACAATATACTTCTTTCCGCACTGTTCACACTGAATGTATTGGATGTCCAGTTCTGTATTTGGTATATGTTCTTCCTTTACGGTCTGCTCCATCTGGGCTTTGCATTTATCGCATTCTATCATTTAATCCTCCTTGCTATGATACTGTAAAACCTCCTACGCATTTCGTAGAAGTATGATCTCTCGCATGGAATGCCTCTGGCTTTCATGGTCTGAAATGTGCAGTATTCTGTTGTCACGTAATGCAGCAGATATGGATATAGCTCTTTTTCTTTTCCGACTGCTTCCATGGCTGCGTCTTCAATCTTCTTTATCTTGTGTGTGATCTCGGCCGCTTCCATGGCTGCGTCAGCAGTTGAGTCAGAACAGTTATGTGATCCCGGCTGTCCAGTCAGATTCTGTCCGGCTCTTGTGTCTCTCTTTACGGCCAGCTCCTCTTTCCACTCTGTATACTGCAAGCAATAGTTGTATGCGGTCTGAAAAGCTCTCTTTGATATATTATATTTCTTTCTGTTCAGCGGTCTCACGTTTGGCATGTCTGCCCTCCTTAAAACTAATTATTTCTCTTGCTCCGGCCAGTTTACTTGTGTGTCCAGAAATTTTATTTCTCCCGGATATACCTGTTCTACTTTTCCGTTTTTATATTCTACAATGGCAAGTGTAATATTTGTTTGTCCTCCTGGACTTCCGCCCACCAGCAGCGACGGTTCAACAACTGTTGCAATTTCTGTCCATCTGTGAAATATAGCCTTTCTTCCTCTCACTCGACATAATCTGTATTTGCGTAATCTCTCATAATGTTCTTTTGTGGTAATCACATAACCATTATCTGTCGTAATCTCTGTATCACTACAGAAAAACGGTCTATGTGCTACATTGTCAATTAATTTCTTAACGTCGTTAATGTCCATCATGTTTGTGATCCTCCATGATAAAATTTTTTCCAAAAATCTCCATAAACTCTTCCCTGCTGCCGAATCGGTCCTCAAAAACTCTCTGTCCCTCTTCATGTAGCATGTCCATGACCTTTTGGTTTGAGTGTACTGCCTCCGGTCCTGTTCCTGCCAAGTGATGCACATTACAGAGATATACTTTTAACCCGTAGTGTCCTGAATGTGTCCGATTCGGACACCCTCCGAAAATGTGATGCTCCTGGAGTGCTGGATGTCGTCTGTAATCATTGTGCAACATCATACAAAGATAACAAGTGCCGCTTTCTCTGCTGTGCATGATGCTCGGTCTCTCTGGCTCTTTCTTCTTAGCTCGTTTTTTCTTTTTCTGTTTCGGAAATGACTGCATTCTTTCTCTCCTCCAGCTTTTTTCTGTAACTTTCGTGATAGTCTTTCAACCAACGTGTCTGTCTTCTCTGATTAACATTCACTTTTACTTCAATAGCGTCCATTATTGCTCCTTTCTCAGCTGAACGGCAGTTCTTCCTCTATTCCATCCGGAATGTTCATAAATCCATCTGCGCTGTCCGCAGGAGCCGGCGGTGGTGTCTGTTTTGGTGGATAATAAGCCGCTCCATTGTCTCCAGATTTACTTTCAGCAAATTCCTGTTCCTCTACTACAATCTCCGTTGTATATACCTTCCGTCCTTCTCTGTTCGTGTAACTTCCTGTCTGTATACGCCCAGAGATTGTAATCTTCAATCCCTGTCTGAAATATTTCTCTGCAAACTCTGCTGCACGTCCGAAAACGACACATGAAATAAAATCTGCCGTTGCTTCCCCGTCTTTGTGAAATCTTCTGTCTACTGCAAGCGTGTATCCGGCTATTGCCAGCGGATTCTCTCCGGTTGTATATCTTACGTCGGGATCTCTGGTTAATCGTCCCATTAAAATTACTTTATTCATCACATTCTCCTCTTGAATCTATTTCTTGGAGGTCTTGCCCCCCCCGTTTCGTTTT